TGATGTTGAGGGTCCAGATTGGACTGAGTTGTATAATTTAATGAGTGAAGTGTCACCTTTTGGATTTGATGGTGATCATAGTACCTGTGATGGGAATCGAGATCCACAGTTAATGTGGCAATCGTTTGAAAATGCACAGTTGTGGATGGCTAAACAATTTGTTGAATCAAGTGTGGATAATGTAATGATAGTAACACCATCATATCATTTTGCATTATCTTTGGATCAATATCATGAAATTCAAAGAATAATAGCATATGAAGTTATACACACATATCAGATCTACCGAAATGTAATACACCAAAAACATCATGGCAACCCTTCAGGAAATATTTTTACCACCATTTTGAATGGAGATACTAACGATATGGAATTGAGAATGAACTATAAGCGTTTACAACTTGAGCTTAATGATGGACCAGAAGAATCATATATTTTAAGAACAGAATATGATAGAGCAGTATACACCGCCACTTTTGGTGACGATGTTATGTGTGCAGTCCATCCAGGTAGTACATGGTTTAATGCGCATACTCATGCCCAATTCCTTCAAACAACAAATCGAGTGTTTACACCAGCAAATAAGAGTATAGGAACAAAAGTTGTTTTAACTCCATTATCTGAGTTAACATTCTTAAAACGAAAATTTGTACCACACGACAGATTTCCTAATTTTATGTTAGCACCAATAGCATTAAATTCGCTATATGAGCTAACAAATTGGATTCGCAAATGTCCAAACGAGCGAGAAGCATTACAAGTTAATCTTCGCACAGCGCAAAGATTTGCATATCATCACGGCCGGAAATTTTATGATGATTTCACGATAAAAGTAAATAGTGTCATTGCTAAGAATAATCTTAGTGTTGATCTATTAGCGGAACAGTATGAGGATGATAACCAAGTATGGTTATCCCGTTTCTATTCATGAATTGAACATTAAGCCCGATTCGGTCCCTTGGCTCTTTACCTTGGGAGGTTAACGTTACGGTAATATGTTCGTCATCTAACATTTT